TTGTGACCCACTAGCATGGTCGTCTTGTCGAGCCATTCTTGCACCCGATTACGCCCATTCTCAGTGGGCTGTACTTGAGAGTGATCAAAGGTGATGATCTCGTGCTCACCACCTACTGGAAGTACACCCACCATCACAAGTGTATTTCCAGGTTCAAATGGATCTAAGTGTTTCTTTCCATCCTTGTTTGTTACTGTGTTCTCAACGTCCAGTATCAGAATCATTGCCGTACCTTTCACGAATTATTAGGTTGGCTTGCGGTACATCTTCTCTCGGTGTTACAGACTGTCGGATTATATCTGCGAATGCCGACAGTTTGTTAAGGTTCTTTTCATTCTTCAACCATGTCTCGGTGAAGCCTGCCTCTATTGCTTTGTCGTAATCACTCATGATGAATACACTCCGGTAGTGAAGTCGAACTCACAGTTCACGATACGATGCACACCACTAATCTTGTTCTTCACAATGTTCAGGTACCGCATACCATCGTCCTCCGTCTGATCATTCATTGGCGGGTTCCTTGCAATCAGAATCATAAGGTCAGACTCACCTGCCAGTCCAGTCTTGCTGCCCTCAATCATTGCCTGTGACAGTACGATCTTGCCCTCTGCCTCGGCAGACAACTGAGTGCAGTATACCACCAGACATCCATACATCTTGCCAATGTTACGTGCATAGATTGCATTGGCCTTGAGTGACTCGTGATTGTTAGATGCAGCACCATCCTCTGCGAACTTGCTACCGATGTCCATGATCACAACGTCAGGCTTGTGATTCTTGATCACTGCCTCAGCCCAACGCATGGTCTTGCCTGTTGCATCTACAAACTTCAGGTTGTCCTTGATTGGATCGTACAGTCTGTGTGCCTGATTCTTGTTAGCCACAATCTGTGCCATGGTCATGCCTGTTGCAGCAGTCATGTACCGTGCAGCCACACGCTCAGGTTTTTCTTCATTACAGAGCACAAGAATCTTGGCACCCTGTGATGCCCAGCCATGTGGTGCAGCACACAGTGTTGCATGGAAGCTGGACTTACCTACGTTGGATCGAGCACCAATCACAAACAGCATGCCGTTGTCCAGGCCCTGCACTGCATGATGCAGACTGTGCACATTGAACTGCCACTTGGTATTGTTCGATGCATTGTGGATGAGATTGTCGATGCTGTTGTCTACGTAGTTAACACGAATGCTTGGTGTGAAATCATCTTGGTAACTGTCGAGGATAGTACGCAAGGGTTCCATGGATGACTGCTCACCATTGACATACTGGAATCCAAGGTTGGCAACTTCTTCACCCACAACTTGACGAAACATGTGGGACAGAACTTCCTGTGCCACGTCAGAGCCAAGTGAATCTTCCTTGCGGATTCTATCGAAGATTAGTTTGTAGGATTGTTTCTGTGCGGTAGTAAGGGTGGGGTTGCTGGTTAGGAATAATGCCTCTACTTCATCGACTGTCAGGTCACGCTGGTATGTCTCCATGGCCTGATCAATCGTGACCTTGATCTTACGCAAGTCTTTGGTGAACAACTTCTCTGGGCATTTGTTGCCACGAGTGTCGTCGTAGAAGGACTTGTTAGTAAGACTCTTGAGTAATGCATGTTCCATTTAATCTCCAATGTATTTTCTAAGGTTGTCAATATCGTCTTCGTTTCTGTACTTAACATCATCTCGTAATCGTATGGCACTAGCATTGACACCATGTGATCTTAGCTCACGAGTGTACTCAACAGTCTTGTACAGGGCATCAGGATCAAGTGCAATCAGTACAGAGGTGTATTGTAACAGCATGTCCTTGTGTTCGGGAAGTAGCTGAGTGCCAAGCAAGGCAAAGCCTGTGCCTCCGATCTCTTCAATGACTGTTGCACTCACACAATCCTCAACCACAAATGCGTACTTGCTGTTGCCACGAATGTATGCAGTACGGGCAATGCCATAGCGTTTCCACTTAGGCTGCAGTGTGTCACCCACTGCCCTACCCACTGCATCGACAATCAGTTTGGTGCCTGGATCGTAGACAGGAAACACAACACGATCTTCACGGATGTCATAGCGCAGGTCCAGTTTGGCTGCGTCCAGCCCCCACTTCTCACAGTAGTCCTGCATCCGAGGCTCAGTGTAACGCATGACCACCCACTCTGGCAGAGAGAAGGGATCGACAGGGATATCGTCGAAACTTTGAGACAAGAATCTTTTGATGTCCTCTGCTCTGAGATTGGCACGAGTGCCGCCAGATGCATCACAACTGTTGGCGTAGCAGTTCCACAGTAGGGAACCCATCTCATTCTTTGCAGTGAAAGTATTCTTTCGGTGACACACAGGGCAGTTACCTCTGTATGTTTTACCTACGGATAAGTCTAAGTCTTCAACGAATTGTTTTATGTTCATATGTATCACCTGCCGTGTAAGGCGGAGCCTATCATGTATTTTGAGAAGTGTCAAACAGCTTTTGGAATCGAGCAGTCGATGCCTCTGTTGCTGACTTAAGTGTATGTTTTATATAGGGCATTACCGATTGTGCATTGGCATGTCCTGTCACTGCCTGTATCTGGAATACCCCTACACCAGCGTCAACCATTTCAGTGATGCCAGTCCTTCGCATGTCCATGATCTGGAGATGCTCTGGTAGTCCTGCCTCTCGCATGATTTTCCTAGCGTGTGAGGTAAGTAGATGTTTTGTATAAGGTTTTGGATAGACCTTATCGTAGAGGCAGACAGGAGCAACATAGGGCTGGAACCCCATGTCCTCCTTCTGTGCCACGAGTAGTTCGTGTAGGTCATCTGGGGTCGGAAGCTCCACTCTTGCCTTGCGTTTTGATTGCTCAAGATATAGTACGTGCTCGTCAAAGTCATAGTTTTCCCATTTCAAATTGGACATGTCGCCCAGCCTCTGGCACCAGACATATGCCATCTGCACGATAAGCCCCACAGAACGCCATTTAAACTGGCTGTATGCCGTCTTCAGGAAGAGGTTGATCTGCTCCTGCTCCCACACTTCTCGACGTGGCCTGTGTGCCTTCTTACGCACCACCGTCCAGGGGTTGTGATCAATGTAGCCGAGGGAGATAGCCCAATTGTAGAGCCTGCTGCACACTGCCTTGCAGTGATTGGCAAACGGGATACCCCTCTCAGCCAATTGATTGTAGATAAACTGGGCATCAGGTGCTTTCATATCATCTGCAAAGAACTGATCCACCTTCTTGCCCCGCATGTGGCAGGCAAGGATAGCTTCCAGATTGTATCTATAATCACGCTGAGTATTGGGAGTCAGTGACCTGTAATCCAGTGACTTGTAGTATTCACGAACTAGCGTGGTCAGTTTTCTCTGTCCCAGTTTAGGACCGAACATTACAGGTGCCCCTCTGTTAGATCAAACCATACCTGATACAACTCAAGGAATGCCTTGACATCTGGTGTATCAGGGTCAATGTACTTCATGGTCTTGCGGAATCGCTCACCGAACTCAAACATATTCCCATGAAACTCCAGCGCATTGATCAGGATATTAGCCTGCTCTGGATTCTCTGTGGTGTCAATCTCAATTGTCACTTTCATTTACTGCCTCCATAATTGTGGGCACAACTTCACTCAGAACAACTGCACATTGGCATGCCACATCACGATGTTCTTGCTGGGTGTCCATGCTGGTACGCACTTGGACATAGTGCAGCCATGACCGGAGTGTGCCAGACATGTACAACTTAGACATGGTCAAACCCTCTGGCAATACCTTACGTGCTACCTCCTTGGCAATGCCCTGTGCCAGTGCATTCTTGTAGGCAGAAACTGCATTGGACACTAGCCTTGCCTGCTCATCAGACCACCACCGCATAAGCTCTCTGTCCTCGCAGGGCAGGCTGGACTGTCGATTCTTTTCATCTTGCATCCGTGTACCTGCAATAGTGAACTCATCTGACTCAGCGTACCTTTGACTGAACTCCTGAAAGCTGAACGATCTGTGCCTGAGAATCTGCCTTGCAATATCTCGTGTGGTATTGATCTCCATGCAGACGGATGCCATTTCAAACGGTGACCAGTGCTTGTGTTTGATCAGGTACTTAATTAGTTTGCGGTACTCAGGATTGTCCTGGTTCTCAGGGTTAGATACTCGTGCCATACGAGCAACCCATGCCTCTGCATTGGGTGTGTTCCAGACTAGTTTAACTTTACTCATGTGTTCTTCTCCTTTAGTTTGGCTTCGACTGCTTTACCAAAAGACCTGATTCCATAATTACTCCCATGCTGATAGAGAAACTTATCGGCGTAATCGTAAATCTCCTCAGCCGTCAGCCCAACCCATTCACGTTTTACATGGTCGTGCATTGCCATCATTGCGTTTGCAAACCATCCAGTCATTAGCCCTTCGTCAATATCTTCAATACGCCAACTTTGATCTGCCACTGTGTTAATAAAAAACCTAGCCCATGCTTGTGCATATCGATGGCTTGGCGTAGTGCCTCTATTTGGTTTTCTCGTAGCTCAGACTCCAGTGCGTCTAGCGCCTGATCCATTGTGTCTGCATGGCCTGTTGCTAGGTCAAATGTACCCATGATTCGGATAAGTCGATCTTTGCTGGAGTCAAAAGCATCAGCAGCTTCTTCCAGCAGGTCAGCAATACGATCAGGCTTACCCTCCTGCACCGACTTGCGAGTGCTGATCTGCCTGCGTATCTCTGCTCGTTTGCGTAGACGATAGACTAGATCATCCACTGTTCTTCTCCTTCAGTTTGGCTTCGATTGCTTTAATGAAGTCAACCGTGTACGCTCCATACGCAATGTAGTTTTCCTCGCAAAATGGTTTAAGCTCCTCATCCGTCAGCCTCAACCCGGTTTGCAATTTCAAGTCCGCTAACTGTGCTCATCCTACACCTCCAGCCGTTCAAGCAGGCTTTGTAGATTCATCGACTCACGATTAACTCTCTGACAAGCATCATAAAAAGCATTTGCAATCGGTGACATTGCAGTGGTGAGCTTCTCTTGGTCGTGTGACTTAACAGGCATATCAGCCAGCACTGGGTGAAGCCTATGCTCAAGCGTCTCCACAACGGAGCGCAGAAAATTAAGCTGGGTTTGCAGCTCCATCATTTGCCTGTCAATAACAGACCTGTACTGCTCTGTTTCCTCAACCTGTTTGATTTGATGCTGTTCCATAGCGCAAGCCTCCTGTTTTTGTCTGACTAACCAGCGTTCGTACTCTTGATATGTCATGCTCATGTGTTTTTCTCCTTTAGTGAGTTCTCGATGTCTCTTGCCAAGGTCATCAGGGCAGGCATTTGGTCGTAGCTAGGCCACCAGCTTGAAAGTGCTTTGATCTCCTCATCAGTAAGCCCAACCCATTCTTTCTTGCAATTAGGGCATTCAATCTCAGGCCCTGTGCCAAACCGTTCTACCCACCAATTGCGCTGACTTCTATCACCGTCATAGATCAGCTTCACATCACACTTGCAGCAGTGAATGTAGTCACCGTATGCCATGATCACCCCTTGCTCTGATTGCTTCGACACATGCATAGGCGAAATACTGTTGATCACACACTTTCGCACAAGCCTCTCGCTCTGCCTTCAGCAATGCCAATGCAAAGTTAATCAGGCCATCGTCCTTGAAGTTCCAGCGTCCAAAGTCGTCCATCCACCCATGCCGCTCGGCTAAGTCAAAGATCTCTTCGTCAGTCATGTCCATATCCTTTCTGTCTGTATAAAACTACTCGATGATTTCTACCGCTGCTTCTGTCTCAATCCAAACCTTTGCCCCGCAAGACAGCGGCTTGTCAGGAGAATACACCACCTTTGACGGACCATCAATCCGCACTTCATGCGCGTAGGTGTTGTCCTTGTATGTCTTCACCGTCAGCACGGGGTCCCGTGATCCGTGTTTCGTGTTCGAACGTACGACATGCTGATTGACGTGGATAATGGTCTTCATATCCATACTCCTAGAACGTTCATCAAGGGCCGTGGTTCGTGGTCCTTGGTCAATTTATCGACAATGTCGGCGTTCTTAACCTTGTAGCTGTAGCCGGTGTTGCCTGCGGTGAGCTGCTCTTTGTAGACGTCCACGATGTGGTTGTTCTTGAAGTCCCGCAGGATGGTTCGGACATAGATGACATCGACGCCCGTAAGCTTGGCGATTTCGGCGGAGGAACGACGTTCAAGGCAGGCGGCGAGCACTTTAGACTTAGTCTTGTTCATGTGCATCAGTGCATCCCCTTCTTGTTTTGATCCTTGATCGTGCCTTCTCCCCAGAGGTTCAAGCAGCGAAGCTCTTGCTCGAGGGGGGAGATAGCGTGTTCTCTGCCTGCCTTTAAGCCTTCAGCATAAGCAACACTGCCTTTCAGCGTAAGCATGCTGTCCAAGTAGATGAACAGGACAATTCCAGAAGCCAGACCAAATAAAAAGCGCCACATAATTTCTCCTTTCTAGTTAACGTTACGAACTGCTTTCCAACTCCTGTATGAGTCGGTTCAGATACCATACTGCTTTTTTGTAATCCTGTACAGCATTTTCTTTGTAGGGACCTCGAGAGAGGTATTTGATGGCGGTCAAGCGGAGATGACCCCGGAATTCCTCCGGGGTCGATTTGGCCTTCATGAAGTCAATCGTCTCCATGCCACCATGGGTGTAGTGCGCGGGGGCGTTGACTAGGTCCATCTTTACTCTTTATCGATCAGAACAACGAAGGTGGCAGTGATTCGAGCATCGTCGTCTTCGCCGTTTTCTTCGTCGCCCTCAGCTGCTTCTGCTGATACGTCAGCACCATCTGTCGTTCCGTCGCGGTCTTGAAGGGCCAGATCCAGCGATGCAGCGGCAGACCCGACGGGTGAAAATGCGAGGTCCCACCAATTTTGTTCGCTAGGTTCTTCTTCGTCATCAGTATCGCTTTCTTCGTAGCTAGAATCGGAGTCGGCAAGAATGTCCTTGGCCTCTTCCAAGAGATGATACACGGCCCAAAGGGCGTTCTCAACGTCCTCATCGGCGTGAACCAGTCGGCTGCCGAGGGACTCGGAGCAAAGACCAACCACCCCAGCGGCCTGATGCAGACGCGCTTCGAGGTCCATGTACTGTTTAAACGTTAGCGTTACCATGTCAATCCTTCCTGAAGTAATACTGCTTTCGGTTGAAGTAGGTCATGCGCAACACTCCCTCTTCAACAAGGGTGCGCAAGATCATTGACGCATAGGTTTTGCTAATTAGAAACCTTTCGGCGACTGTTTGAATGTCAACACCAGACTTACGTTCCCGGGCAAACCGCTCAATTTTCTCGTATAGGCCTTGTTTGTTGTACACAATCGGCTCCTACGCTCGGCTTCGAAAGGTGCTCTTTGAAGGTTCTTGAAAGGGGTTTTCTTTGGCCAAGGGCTCAAAACAGCGCTGCCATTCCCTGAGCACCACCCAGTCTAAAAACGCGGCATTGGATTGGGTGTGGTGCTTTGC